GTCAGCCTCACCACTGGCGTCACCCGTAACAACCGCAACTAACGAACTAGTAACACTTGCGATAACGTAATTACGAGTAATTGTTACGGTATCTCCGTCAGCTTCACCGCTGGCATCACCATCAACAATAACCGTTGTGGTATCAGTGATTGTATTAACTACGTAACTATTACCGGTTGCGTCAAAGGTAATAGATTGTCCGACCGCGAAAACGCCCGAAAAGATAGTATCGTCTACGTCTATTACTGTCGTACCGTTAGCGGCGGTATACGTTGGTGTTCCATCAGCCGTACTCGTTACTGTAAATTTAAGGTTATGCCCGACCATTGAATCATGGAACATTCTCGCATGTACTGTCACGGTACTTGTCGCAACATAAACAGGTGCCCCGTTAGCGACACCGGAAGATGTAGACCATAGAACAATAGACGCTGTTGGTTGCTGACACCGCCAACCCTCCGGTGGGGCATCATTCAAAAGCATTCGAATACCGCCATTAACGTAATCTTGCATAGCATCTAATGTATATACATCAACCGGAGCTTGGGCAGCTTCATTACCAGCAGCACCATAATAAGCTACCCCGAGTTGGGATGCTATATGAGTTACTAACTCTGTGTACGTAAGGGCGTCCTCGGCCACTTTAATGTACTCCCTTGATTACTTTCTTTTTTGCTGATGCATAAAAGACACTTTTCCCGCGAATCTTACCATATTGTTTTATCATGGCCGCAAGAATTTTGGTTCCTTTCTCTGTCAACGGCATGATAATTTCCTTATAGGGGCGAGCCCGATTACTCGCCCCCAATATCGCCTGTCTCCAAAACTTTTAAGGTGAAACCTGAAGCATGAACAACGGACCAGCCGAAAAACCTTCATTAATGAGAAAACCAGCATTCTGTGTGAGATCAAACGCATCTACCGCACCTTCAGCCTGGATAGAGCCGTCATTACTAAAAACAGCCTGTCGCTGTTTATTTGCAGCTTGGAAACCAGCCGCTTGTGGGGCGAGCCAACATGGCCCCCAAGTCTGAACCCAAAAGTACATATTTGCGGCATCAACGTGAACAGCCGCTTTACCGGCCTTTGATTCAGTGGCATTTGCCACACCCTGTCGCAAATTAGCATACGGATTATAGAACAATTCCGCCGCCGTAGTACCAGCAATAACCTCATGGTCAAGTGAGGCATCCAGGTAAACGGTAATCTCAGCATTCAACGCAGAAGCAGGATTACCAACGATTCCCCGGAACTGTGTATCGCCGAGGCCACCGTCATGGAAAATAATAACATACCCACCACGAAGTTCATCTTCATCCAATGCGGCATGAGCCGCACCAGTAAACACGACCTCTTTATCACCAGCCACCTGTGCAACCTTAAGAGCTTCATACCCCTGAACTTCATCTTCAGCAAAGCCGCAACCCAAGTCAGGGTTAATCGCTGTAGAAGATTTTGCATAGCGAAATACCCGACCATCAGGAAGTGCGACCCGATCACCGAGATTATAGCCAGGATGCTTTACTAAGGAAGCCTGATACAAAAATTCCCAACTCACACCCGCTGCTGAACCCTCGACCAAACTAGCTGAATGGTCTAAGAGTTTTGTTCTCGCTTTGCCCTTTGCCATCTTAAAACTCCTTCTATTTCTATTATACTAATTCTTACGTCTGAACATGATGCAGAACGAACCCAGCCGTGCGACGGTTAATACAGAGAATGCAGCACCGACCGTCCACATAAACAACCAGAACAGTATGCTGAGTCGGCGACTTCATCGGTGCCTTTTCCTGCATCCAATACCCGTCCTGAACGACCGTCCGCATCTTCGACCAGTCAACCGTATAGATCGGGCTATCATCGTCCTCATCCAGGTAAGGAACGTAAACCACCGGATGCCCGTTGACAAACGGAACGCCGTTATCGTTAATTCGAACTCGCACACCGCCCATCAGATCGACGGGAGTGTTATTATCGTCCCGCTTATCGAGCAGATCACAAATTGCATCATACTCGTTACCGGGAGCATAAACCAGACGATCAATCTCTGAATCCTGGCCGGGATTCCGAACAAAACGAGGCGGGAAGAAACGTGTATGACGGAAAGCCTTACGGAACTTTTTCAGCAGCGAATTATCAACAACCGTATAAGTATCCGCATAGTTACGCCACTTCGACTCGACCGCTGCATCAAGGCCCGCACAAACCGTACCCGTATTCGTATCACCATAAACAATCGTCTGTCCGGCAAATCCAGACACTCCTGCCGTTGACTGTGCAGCCGTCAACTTATTCAGGTAATACGGCACACCATAGGGATACAGCTTATCCGTAGCACTCGTCGGAGTCTGCCAGCCACGTTCCTCAATAAGATCGGCCCAAGCCCACAGTGAATCAGCAACGCGGGTCTTAATCAGACTGATATAACCCTTCGTCGAATTCATCTGTGTCAGAAGCTCGACCTCATCCCAAGCATACTGCGTGGAAAGCTGCGTCCACGGCACGTCGATCTGCTTGTGAACGTGAGCTACGTTGACCTGATCCGTATCAAACATCTGGCGGAATCGAGCCTGACCCGTGTGATCCAGAACAACATTTCGCTTCACAGACGTACCACCATCAATCACCAGCTTCTTTTCCGCGAAAATTCGGTTGAACTCGTATCGCTGATAGGTCCACATCATCTCAAACCGATTTTTCGGGAGATCGGGCAGGGTTGTCCGTAACAAATCCAAATGATCTTCCATTGCAACGCCCATTGTTGAACTCCTTATCTCTTATTTCTTATTGCTTGTAATCTCGCGTCCGTGCGTTTTTCTAATTCTTTTTCCGAAATTTCCTGATTCTCGTCCGCCACAGAAGTTTGCTGATGCGAACTTTTTGTAGTCTTTGTTCGCTTTTTCATACTATCGCGGATACCCTGTCGAATACCCTCATCCCGCGTACCCTGCGAAACAATCGCAAACGCACGTTCTAGAGCATTCTGAGCCGTAATTTCTCTCCCGTGAGCAACGGCACCGGCTATAATAATATCCGCTTCAGCAAACAACTTTAAACGATTCTGCATTTGCTCATCAGTTACATCTTTAATCTCAGCCCCATAAGTTTCCCTATAGGGTTCCATCTCTTTACCTGTGAGAAAATCCTGTGTAACCGTAACCAGAGCATCTTCTTGCGTATCTTGCACAAATTTCTCTGATTTCGTGAGTTTTTCAGTCGCGGCATTCACCCGGTCAATCATAGCATTAAGTGGAGTAGTTAAAGCATTAATTAAATCCTCGCTTCCGGGATGTTCCTCGACTAATGCTTTAGCATCATAGTGGGGGAGAACGTCTGAAGTTTTTTTATCTTCGCCTTTATCTCCCTCGGATGCTTTTTGCCCGGCTTCCTTCAACAATCTACCACGCTCTGAAAAAAGTGAATTCTCTCTCTGCCAATCATCAAAAACCTCTCCTAGTTTTTCAACGGCCTCATCGGGCTTGGTCTCAAGATAATGATCTATTTCCTCATTAGCCCAACCACGGGCCAAAGCAGCCCGTCTATGACCAACCGGAAGAATCGGAGAATCGTCTTTCTTCGAATCTGTATCTTCTTTTTCATCCGTTTGATCTGTTTTTTCCTCGGTTACTTCTGTAGAATCATCATCTTTTACTGATTCCTCACCACGCATCTCGGCCATCTTCGTTTCGAGAGCAGCAAGGGTTGAGGCTTCCATTTCGGAATCCGCAGCTTGATCTGCCCCGTCCACTTTTTTTTCCTCATCAACCATTGTTTTCTCCTTTGACCGCTGCCGTTTCCGGGGTAGGGGTCAATAAGTTAAAAACTATTACAATCTACAAAACCTCTTGCTTTAAGATAAGCCCGTTTCTGCCCCAAACTCTTAAATACCGGTCGAGCAGATCGAGCATGATCCACGACTACTTCTATATTCGGAAACCGCTTTCGATGTGCATCGAGATCAATTGCATCAAAAGCCATACTATCACTGACAATTGGTTCTTTATAATCACTACGTACTGCACTATGCTCTGTAATGAGATCACGACTCATTTGTTTGCCACACTTACATATTTCCGGCAAAGCGTAGTCTTTCATCAGACGAAAAACTTCGCTCGACTCACCGCATTCTAAACATTTAAAACAATAGTTCGGCATTACATCGTCCTTATTGGTAGATCAGCCTGTCCCTGATTCGCCCCTACCTGAGCTTCTTGTCTCTGTTGAGTCGGAGCAGCAGGAGAGGTTTTACCCATAACACCCTGATTCTGTTGCACGGCGGCCATAGACGCCGCTCCCCCGGAATTTTGAGGTTGCGGTCCCTGTCGGGCAGCCATCATCATTGAAGCAATCAACTCTGGACTCTGGAAAATCTCATCAATCCAGTCAATATTCATCATTTTTGCAATACGTGTAACATATCGTTGGAAACTAAACGGCGTTCCCATTTGGGCACAAATTTGAGCCGCTGCCGCAGCCGCCGGGATAATCCGAACTGTAAGAATTTCCATCTGCTGCAACCGTAACTGCCAGTTAATCGGGGCCATACTGTCTTGTTCAATATTGAACGCAAAATCTAGAAAATCGCCCCGCCGTGCTTCGGGTGTCAAAAATACCTGAGTCTCCTGAGTTCGGGCAGGACTAATCATCCGTATTTCTTCAGCCGTAGTATCATATTCAGCAGGGATAGTCTCTCGCTGAATAAGCGGCAGTTTAATAATCGGATCAGTATGAAGATACCAAGCACACTTCCGTAAAATTTCCTGCGTGGTTCCGTATAATTTATCCTTCATGTAAGTAATACCGGTCGCTGCACCTTGACTTAAAATATTTGCAACAGTAGCTACACCGGTGTCTAGTTTCGTACCGGCAAGCATAGAAGTATTACCGCTAAATTGATCAAACCATCCTAAAAGTTGAGCAATCATCTGCTCGTTCTTTGGGTTCTGTCCCGCAATCGAAAACATTCTAGCACTATTTGGATCATCCATCGCAACGACATCTAAATTTTTTGCATCCACAACTTCCTGAGCATCGTCCGCATTTTGTCGTTGATAACCCAAAATATCTTTCTGTGCCTCAGCCTGATCCAATGTCTTTTTTGCAATTCGATTACCGATAGTATGGAGATCATGCCATACCCCGGCAAGTTGTACCGGGACCGGATTATCGGGTACGGGCGGCGTCAATGACAGCATTTCATAAGGTCCGTCACTCGGCCCACCATACGTTTCCTCTCGCAAGAATTTTCCGCCTGTTGAATTAACGTATGGTAGCGTAACTAAGACATTCGGACCACGTAGCCACAACTCCAGCAAATCTATTGAATCATGTAGTTTTTCTGTTAGCCGCTGATTATATTGTCCCGCCGATAAATTACGCACACCCTTTGGACTTCCGAATTCCATATCAGCAGAAGATGGAAGTCGCTCGATTATCGCATTATCATACAACCCCGATTCAAGTATTTCTCCCCGATCCACCCGTATTCTTTCGCCGAGGAACGGTGCCGTTTCCAACCGCCGTGTAATAGGATCGAAAGTAAAATTGTCGAAATCCACCGTGTCAATATTCAGTTGACCGGGATCAACAGCTTCCTCACCGAAATAAATCAAAGAATCTGAAGTGACCAGACTAATCTTGAAAATACCCATCGTAAAGATAGCATCTACAAGACCCCGCTGTAAAGTATCCGGTAACTTTAATTTCTTCGACATATAGTTCAAAGCTAATGCCAATAATTCGCCGTATGAGCGATACATAAGATAATCTGACCCGACAACTACAGTGGGATTTCGGGTAACAAGATTAGGCACCAACGCCCGAATAGCGGTAAATGCCAGATTCAACGGTTCCGCCCCAATCTCACCGAAATCTTTGCTGTAGTATTGCCCGGTATAACTACGAATAAACATTAATCGAGCCGCCCGGAAATTCTTGAGGCGTCTGAAGCCATTAACTGCCGCTTCCTGCAATGTTCGAGCAGCATAATTCATAATTTACCCCTGAAACCTACGAAAATCGAAGGTTCGATTCAATTGTAGTTCTTTTCGCTTCCGTTTCCATGTTTGAAACCGCCCACCAAATGAATTCTGAGGGGCTTCTAGTACCTTCGGTGTTCGTACATAGGATTCTTGCATTCCTTTGTGGCAAAGAGCATCGGCAATAACCCTATCGCCGTGTGTTTTTCGGGCTGAGGCACTTTCCTCTTGCATATAGGCCGGTCCAATTCCCCCGCCCGCAAAATTAACATAGGTTTCCGCTTCATTTAAAGCTTTTATCGAGGGATTAATAAATGTTCCATGAGCCAATGCTCGACGATACTCACTCAATAATTCGCCTTTTTTATCGGGGTTTGAATGCCAGCCATATTTTCTTGGTCTTATCGTTCCAATTTTATTAACAGCGTGACGATCTAAATAATAACTCGGATACTGCAATTCTCGAACCATCATCTTCCCGAAATAAATACCCGGATCGCCATTAGCTTCCCAAATTATGAAAGGCCGGTGCCCTCGCTGCGAACCGCCAAACCAAATCCCCGAAGCCGCCGCAATTAACGCAAAATCATGCGGAGCAAAGTTCGCACTTGTCCATTCCGCGACCTTTCGCCGTGTTTGCACACACCCGACCGAAATAACTGAATTACTTGCTCCCATACCCTTACTGATATCAATCCCAAACACATAATCCAGAGTTTGATCCGGGCGACCATTCACTAAATGCATGAAAAACACCCACGGACCGTTCACCATACGTCGAGTGTCAATCGTTTCGATCTGATTCCGACGAATAATACTCGACATTTGCTTGATTGCTATATCCCGTTTAAACGCAATGTGAAACCCCGCTATAACGGGTGGTTTGGAAGCAAATAGTTTCATATGTTTCGCAATCGTTGCCGGTTCAAAGAATGTTTCACCCGAACCGATATGATCCATATCCAATTCAATAGCGACTTCCTTGGGAGTTCGTAACATACACTCTTTATCATACCAAGGAGATCGAATTTTTGTAATTCCGGTGCTTTCGTCCATCACATAATGACGGCCAATGCCCTTCTCCGGGTGTTCCCACCAGGGCATAATAAAAACTTTTACATCCCCACTCAATCGCCACATCGAAAAAGCTGTTCCCGCTCCATTCGGGGTACTATTCGCCAAGCGGCAGGCAGTTACGTCGCGTGTGGACCGTTTAATTGCTTCACCCTCAGCCATCTTCGCCATCTCGTCAAGCAGAATCGCCGTCCGTCTGTCTGAACTACCTGCCGTAGCGTTCGCAGATTCCCCATCAATTCGTGAGCGATTATTCAGGTTCGTCAAATGCATGGTCGTTCTAGTATGAATAGGCAGCATCCAGTTCGGTAACCACATCGAGATATAATCAATTTTACCGAACAACGTACCCGGATCAGCGGGATTGGATAAACCCTTCTTGCCCGCAGAATCCACGCAATCTTCTTTACGAGACAATAACAAAAAACTACGATCTTTTTCAAAAAGCCATTTTTTATAAATCACAACTACGTGATCCCAGGTTGCTCCTTGGTCTCTTGATTTATCAGTCAGAAGATCATATCCATCATCAATTGCCGTCTCTATCTCAGTTAAATGCTGATCCTGAATTGCCCATGTGACAAACGGAACGTGGGCTTCTTGCGACGTACATTGTCGAACTATTCCATCGGAATCTGTTTTGAACAAACGATATGTCCAAACCATCGAATTAATCCATAAAAGCAAACTTTGAGAACACATCGTATAAAGTTCTGCTTGAAATCCAGTGTCCCTTTCCGCCCGTTTTAAAAGTTCCATTCGCCATTGCATATTCTTCAACGGATCTTTCGGAACCTGAATCCCCGTAATAGGATCGGTCCATAACGGTTTAATATCAGGAAACGGCTCACTCAGAGTCAGATTGGGTATCATTTCGATCATTCTCTACAACCTGTTCAGCAGTCGTATTAACCTGTTGCTTTACCAAATCAGAAATTTTATCAAGTAATGTTATAGATTTCTCATCCGGCGGTTGAACGACCTTCCCTTCTCTGCGTTCGATAATAAATTGCTGCATCTTGGGATCAGGGGGATACACTCGATGCGTAACTGACTTATCCACATTAATTATATTTTCCTCGTAGCCCAAAGCTCTACGCCATATCGCTCGGGCGAGTTGTTCATCACGAGTAATCGGACGTATAACACCGGCAGCATCGACATATCCTATTTCATAGGTTTCCGCCCCGATTTCTTCCAGCAATTTACTGAGTGATCGTCCCATTACGCTTCCAATCTAACCGTAACAACATCTGTATCTTTTAAACGTAAATCTCCGGCGTGTCGTAATGCCTGACCCAAAGATTGTGCCGTCGTCGAACACGGTACGCCATTAATTTTCACTTCGTAAATCTTCGTTTCTGCACGATCTTTTAATTCGGCATAATCTGGCATATCAATCAACCCTCCCGAATAAATCCTTCGATGAGACAAGTATTAAGATTATTATCCGCTCCGTAAAACTTCAATCCTGTTCCGGGAGGACAAACATAAGGTTTAGAAAAATGAATAATTACGCCACCTTTAGCACTCATTCTCCCATGTACGAGATATCGACCAGCCGCTTTAGAATCGGAAACTAACGAAGCAGGATAATCGCTTTCCAGTTGTATTCGCACATCAGTAACATGCAAAACCTCTTTTGCCCCAAGTGTCCGTACCGTTGTACTGCCACTTTCATAAAGCGTAACGGCAATTCCACCACTCGCATTGCCATCCGTAATCGACTCTCCGTGAACCGAAAAAGACATTTTAACTCTCCTTCTTATTATTCCAAACTAAAATTCCCTCACCCCGCTACCAATCAGCAACGCAGCCACGTATCGAATCGGCACATACAACGCTGTTGAGTCAAACGCTCGCCCTCGATAGGCCGCAAACTGTACCGTGAGGCCAATTGCCTGACCGGATGCATTTAATAATGGACCCCCACTACATCCTGGCACAATTCCGCCACTAGCGGCAATAAGATCGTTAAAATCCAAAGCGACCACAAATCCTCGATACCGCTCATCATCGACCGTGAGAGAGGACTCATCGAAAGCATCAATGACATGTGCCGCTGTTGCTGCGTACCACCAATCGCCTTGTTGAGCAACAACGAAACACGATCCCTGGCCGGTAGTGGATTCGACGATCAGGACACCGCTGTAAAGATCGGGCGATAACGATGATGGTAAGACTACTAAGACTGTAAACACTCCCAACAACACTATCGTCGCAATATACGGGAATATTTTCATCATCATTTATATCGTCTCCGGGATATCGTATTGTAAAGGTCGAATAGCTGTAATTGCTGGTCTAACAATACTGGCAAATTCAGTTTCTTCACTCGGGCTTTTATTAGACTCCCACACCTGGACGATAACTTGTTTATCATCTACCTCAACTAGTTTCCCCCAAATACGGCAACTAAAAACATATTTATCTTCTCCCCAAGCATGGTCTAAAAATTCAACCTCGACTAAACGATCCATGTATTTTCCGGGTTGGATCATGGATTCTGCCATACTTCTATCTTACCACATCTGACCGCCGGTGTCAAGGAGAAAATCCAGATTCTTATTAAAGTTTCCTGGCATACCCTAGAATAAGGCGATTCCTATTATAGTCCGGTTTGGTATGACCGAACAAGTACCTAACCTTGGAAATTTAGCATATTTTCTGTCGATGATTAATGAGAAGTAGGACCCGCCCGCGAAAACAAAAGGTCATACCCCCCGCCCGGAGGCCCACACAAGCCTCCGAGAGGCCCGTCAGAGCCCCCACAATAAATCTTGACATTCTACTTGACAACTCTCCGATCATGGTGTATGCTCCTGTTAGAAGCACCGTGAGAAGCCTTGACAATCGAATAGGAGTAGGGACGATGACAGCTATTGAGGAGTTTCTAGTTGACGATTGTGGCTTGACCCCGACAGAGGCCGAAGAACTAGTCGAAAAACGTACAGCGATTGTCAAACATAGCCGAGAATTTCTCTATTTCCCCCACTATATCGCAAGTCAAATAGTACGGGCAGAGAAAGAGAACTGGCCGCTTGAACGCTGCTTTTAACTCCCCGGTCCCGCCTACCTAACCGTAGACGGGACCATTATCGCCGATGGAGGACTGACCGATGCAACGGACCGTAAAGACAGGATTGGCTTTAGCAAAAGCCATTCAACGTGATCTGTTCTATCTACAATCGGCCAAAGATTCGAATTGGCCCCGTGCTACAATTCGGTCGATTATACGCTCTTTTCGCGGAAAGTATAAACGCGGAACATGCACGATAGAACACAGTAGGGCATTAGGCCGATAGTGGCCGAATAGAGGTAGGACCAATGATAACGTGCGACGAATTCACGGCAGAACTGTTGAATGACGGGCAAACAGAGCCGGACGCGGAAGTGCGGGTGACAAACCGACAGACCGGGGAGACTCGCATCTATCGGTACGATGGTCCCTACGTTGTCGCCGCATACGTGAATGAACATGGCTTCCTTGACATTAAGGCATTTTGTGAGGAAGTTGTGTTCCATGACGCGGGTTGCGACAAGTGGTAAACTCTATTGGAGGATAGGATAATGCAACGAATCACAAGTCGAGCATGGTATATCAAATTTCCGAATGAT